ATAATGCCTGTTTATCTATCAATTAGTAATCCAAAAATCATTGATTTTCAAAACAGATTTTACAGGGAAGAAGTATTAAACAGGAATATTGAAAATGCTAAAAAAGAGGGATTTGATGGAATGATTATCAAAAATATCAAAGACCTTCCGGGACTTGAAACGCAATACATTGCCTTCTCCCCCACCCAAATCAAGTCCGCTACCGGAAACGTCGGTACCTTCGATCCGCAGAACCCAGACATCCGCTTTATGAAATTGGCGGCCAAGAACGCCGATTTCTCCGCAATCAACGCCAAAAACTACGAGGAAGGCAAGCTATCTTGGTTTGACCTCAAAGTAACCGAAAGGCTCCAAGACAGGATGATCAGGTCCAAGCGGTTGATTGAGTCCAAGACAAAGGATGTTTCCGACAAAGCGGATTTCTATACCAAGGAAAACCTTGCTTCGGGAAAAACCCTAGAGAAAGCGAGGGTATTTAAAAAGGACCTTTGGAACCCGTTGCGGGAAACAGCCAAAAAGATCGTCAAGCAATCCGGACTCACTTCGTCCGACATATCCGACTACCTGAAATTCAAACACCACGACGAGCGCAAAAAGTACTTCTTTGAAAAGGAGGGACTGGATGAGGCTGGGAAACAAAGGTGGATGCAGGCCAAAATAGTCGCCTACGGGATTGATCCGGCACTACAGGCCAAATACACGCTTGCTGAATACGAAGCAAGAATACAAAAGCAATGGGCTAGGAAAATCGCAAACTTGGATCCCAAATGGCCGACAGGAATGACCGACCAAGAGGCGGCGGATGGAGTAAGCAACTTCGAATCTGCGGTATCTCCCGAGCTTGTGGCTGAACTTCAAAAGCGTGTGCAGAAAATCAACCTGTTTACCACGGTAGAAAGGTTCAAGTCTGGAATGATCACCAAGGAAACCTACAAGGACCTTCTTACGAGGTATAAAAACTATGTTCCTTTGACCGATTGGAAAGGCATGGAGCAGACCAACGACAGGGTTTACACCTTGTTGATGTCAGCAAAGGGCCGTTCTTCCGAGGCTGCAAATCCAATGCCGTTTATGTTTACGGCAGCTCAGGAGGCCATCATGAGGGGAGAAAACAACAGGGTGCGCCAAAGTGTGCTTCAATTTGTCAAAGAGAATGTTTCCCCAGGCGATTACTTCATCAGGCAGGCGTATTACGTCAACACAAACAGCAAGGATGAATTTGGGAACGACATTTGGTTGGAAACCATGAATAAGCCAACCGATAAGCAACTGAAATCTGGAGAGGCCATGCGGTCCTTCGATCCGGAGGTACATAGGTCGGTCCAGCAGCAGGGAGAGACGGCAAACGTACTTTCCGTTATGGTAAAGGGTAAAAAAGTGTTCATAGAGTTCAAGGATTCCAAAATACCGATGGCCGTCAAAAACCTTGATCAGGACAAAGTGCCAAGATTCCTGCAAATTTTCAGGAATTATACAAAGTGGCTTTCCTCCATGTTCACCCAATACAGCCCTGAGTTCGGACTTCGAAACCTTATCCGAGACGTTGGGTTTGGCACGTTTAACATATTGCTTGAACAGGATGCTGAAATCTGGAAATCTACCATGAAGAAAATGCCTAGATCAGTAGTAACGCTTAGGAAATTCTTTGCTACGGATGAATATCCCACGGGAAATGACGGAAACCTATTGCGTGAATTCATGGAAGAAGGAGCCATGACAGGTTTTACCGACCTTAAAACGGCTGCAGAAATATTTGAAGAAATTAAAAAAACCATTGACAAGGCAAACAGAAACAATGCCTGGGCCAAGGGTGGAAACATTGCCTTGATGCCGATAAGGGCGCTGGGCCATGGTATAGAAGTTACCAACAAAATCCTTGAAAACTCGATGCGTTTCAGCTACTACAAGACATTGCGGGAGCAGGGGATCAGCAAGCAGAAGGCCGCCATCATGGCTAAGGACCTTACGGTTAACTTCAACCGAAAAGGCAGGCATTCGGCGTTCCTTGGATCGTTCTACATATTCTTCAATGCGTCTGTGCAAGGCTCGGAAAGATTGATCAGAAGCTTTTCAAATCCTAAAACTAGACGTAAGGCCATGGGATATGCCGGGGTAGTCTTTGCCGCAGGGATGATGCAATCGGTTCTGTACGGATTGTTTGACGAGGAGGACGAGGATGGAAAAACATTCTACGAAAAAATCCCCGATTACACCAGGAGGAACAACATCATCATTCCAAACCTGACTACCGACGACCCCGGCGATTACATCAAGGTGCCATTGCCGTATGGCTTGAATATTTTCTACTCCATGGGTGAATCCCTGGGTAGGGTAATGACCGGAAAGGGAACTGCGGGAGAGGAAGCCTTGGGAATTGCTTCTGCAGCTACCAACGTGTTTTCGCCTTTGGGCGGCATAGAGTTTGGAAAGGACGACAGCGACGGATTCTACGATCTATTCAGTATTGTATCTCCATCCGTTTCCCAACCTGCGGTCGATCTGGCGTTCAACAGGAACTTTGCCGGAAGAAGGATTTACCGGGAGCAGTCGGAATTTGCCAAGTACCAACTTCCATCAAGCCAAATGTATTTCGAGGGAGTGAATCCATACATCAGGGAGGCAACGACATTCCTCAACAACATAACGGGCGGAGATGAAGTAACCCCAGGCGTTATTGACTGGAACCCTGAATTTATCGAGCATGGTATCAACCAGTACCTTGGAGGACCGGCACAGTTCACCCAGAATTTGGCGACAACAATGACCGAGGTTCTTTCCGGGAATGATATCAGTGATGATCCTTACATAAGGAGAGTGCCGTTTGTAAGGTCGTTTGTAGGCAAATCAGGGACCGATTTTGAGGCAACACAGAACTTCTATGAGTACCGTGACAATGCGCTTGCCGCCAAAGGTGCATACGAGGCCAAAATAGAGGCCGGGCAGGATGAAAAGGCAGAGGAGTACTATCGGGAAAATCAGGCTTTGATCGACCTTGCGGAAGAATACAAAGCATACGACAAAGCGGTTCGGAACTACAACCAGACCATAGCAACCCTGAAAAAGGAATCCAAGGAGCTTTACAAAGACGATATTGACAAGCTATACGAGGAGAGGACCCAATTGATGCGGGAATTCAACCGCAGATATGGGGAGGTAATGTTCAAAAAACGTGGAAATCCATTGAAAAGCATATTGCAGATAAACTAAACCATCAACTGACTACCGCTAAAAGCCCGATCAATGGTCGGGTTTTTTTGTGTCCGGGCTTATGCGGCCCATTAAAAAATACCCGAAGGCCACCCACAGCAAAAGATAAATGTTCATGGTAAACTCATAATTCTTCGGGAGCAATGCGAACAGTATCCATTGGAACAGAACGCCAAAAAGTATCAACCCAAGCCCTATCCAGGACAACGACATAAAAAAAATCATCCAAACATTGCTTATGATGTTTGACAGGTGGCAATTGTCGCTCAATTTCCTAAAAAAACCTTTCAATATCAGGGATTTAAGACCTCCAAATTACTAAAAAAAACCTTTGAATTGACAAAAGTTAATCGTAATATTTATCTTTACGAAAAGCAAATAGCAGGCCATAGCCAATCTACATCCCTCCAAGGGAAAGATTGGCTTTTTGCGTTAACAGCCAATCCCATGAAAAAGCAAAGAGTTGATTTCAACCCGGACGACCTTCTGAACGATATCCCAAAGGATTTCAAGAGGTACATGGATACCAGGTTGTCGGATGATCAGATAAAGCAATCAACGACACTGATATACAACGATCCCGAAATGAAGAAAATCGCTGACGAGAAACTTCAAAACGCCTACTTCTATTGGGAAAAGTTGCTGGATTTCAGGAGGCGCAGGAGAAAGTGTGTGGACTTCTATTCAGGGAAACATTGGAACGACCTCATGCGGGACCCTGACAACGAGAACCAGTTTATCACCATGGAACAATACATCCAGCGTCAGAACATGGTGCCCATAAAGCAGAACATCATCCGGCAGCACATCAAAAATTTGCTCGGTCAGTTCATCGAAAATGATTTCAAGTCAATCGTGATAGCTAGGAACCGGGAGGATCAATCATTGGGTGAAATGATGTCAAAAACCTTGGAGGCTGCGCTTCAACTCAACGACACCCACATGCTTGATTCATCCGTCATTGAAGAATTTTTCCTATCGGGTGCTTTTGGATGGAAAACGGCATACGGATGGCACAAGCGGAAAAACAAGTATGACGTGAAGATTGATTCGGTCCATCCTGGATTGTTGTTTTTCAATACGGGCATAAAGGATGTCAGGGGCAAGGATATCAACTTCATTGGGGAGATCCATACATGCACGATTGACGAAGTAATTGCCACATTTGCAAAAAACACCGCAGACAGGCAGCTTATTCATCAGTGGTATGGCCATGATGCGTCAAGGCAAAGAAATCGGAGGCAGGCATACACGGCCCAAAACCAGGACTCCAGCATCATCGAGGACGTTGACTTTTACACCCCGCAGGATGTCAACCTTTGCAGGGTAATAGAGATTTGGGAGGAAATAAATATCGAGGTCATGATGGTACACGACCCCGAGAAAGGAAGGTATTTCCAGAGCGACAAGGACGAGGAGGAGCTGGAGGCAATCAACGACCAACGGATAGCCCGATTCTCCGCAGCAGGAGTCCCGCTTGAAAACATACCTTTGCTGGACTACCACAGGAGATTCGAGAACATTTGGCACTTTTGGTTTTTGACCGACCGTGGCGATATCCTCATGCATGGGGAAACACCTTTTGACCACGAGGAGAGCCCGTACACAATTGGCCTATACCCATTGGTGGATGGCAACATTTGGGGATTTGCCTATGATATCCTTGATCAGCAAATCCAGATCAACAGGCTTTTGACCGGACTTGACAAGATTATAGGATCTGCGTCCAAAGGTGCCTTGTTGTTGCCGACACAGGCCAAGGCCAAGGGCTGGACCTCCGATATGTACGCCAATGAGCTTACCAAAAGCGGGGGTGTCATTGAGTATGATGCGGACCGAACCCAAAACCCGTCAGGGGCAAAACCCGAGGAATTATCGGCAAGGAACATCAATACGGGAGCCATTGAGCTATTGCAGATGCAGATGACGCTATTGGAGCAGATATCGGGAGTCACCGGAGCGATTCAGGGGCAAAAGGCAGGATCGGGAACGCCGCTTGGCATGTATCAAATCCAGGCGTCAAATGCCCAAATCAACAACCGTATTTACTTCGAATACTTCTTCCAACGGAGGGCGGAACGTGACCTGAAAGTGGTCCAATTGATCCAGCAGTTTTACGACGAGGACCGGAACATCGAGATTGTTGGCCGTGACTTCGACAACAATATCCGGTTTTACGAAGCATCAAAAGGCAAAGACCTGGAAGTCATGATCAGCATGGGCAGGGCGGTCAATACGCCTGTCATGAGACAAATCCAGGATGACGTATTGCTGCAGTTCCTCGACAAGCAGTTGATTGACCTTGATACGTTCACCGAATTGACATCAATGCCGTTTGCAGACAAGCTCAGGGAGGTATTGGATAGAAAAAGGCAGGAAATGGCAATGCTTCAACAACAGTTGGAGAGCCAGGGGCTTCCGACCGAACCAAACCCGGAGATCATGGCGCAATTGCAGCAGCAATTGGGAATGCAAAACGGAGCCATGCCAGGATTGCAGTTGAATTAAAAAAACCCCTAGCTTATCGGCTAGGGGTTTTTGATTCTATCAACAAATGATTTTCTTTTGGAAGTAGCGGGATTATGGAATTTGCTTTTACCCTCCAAGCTTTCATCCAAAATCCTTTTAAGTAATTGTTGTTCATCAAAGCTCAATCCACGAATAATTCCAGCTATTCTAATTTCGTCTTGCTTTAGGTGCATATCCCAAAATTCATCCAACGAAACATTACCGTTTTTATTTGCATCCTGAATTACTTCCTGAGCAATACCACGCCTGTCTAATTCATTGATAAGTGCACAAAGTTGAGCCTCCAAAACTTTTACTTTGTCCGATTGGTTTTCATTCCAATCTTTTTCTTTTCTTTTTTGTCCCAATTTCCTTTCCTCTTTAGGGCTAGGTGTGTAGCATGGCATATTCTATTGGTTTTTCTGTGAATAAAGTCCTTTTTTAATACAGATAGGGGAATTCTTTTCAACGTGAGGGCAACCCAAGGAGGTATCGTGATCAATAAAGCTTTTCCCACAAACTCTACAATCATAGGTTTCCCCATCCCTCATTAATTGGCATGGAAGCGTTTCATTTTCATCCTTTTTTCCAGATTCGAGCCAATCAATGTACTTGTCTAAATAGACAATGTATTGATAGATTTGCGGATGATCCGTAAATGCCTTTTGGATATCAGCAACGGTTATTGAATCCGGGACAAAGTCTTTGAATTGTGGCCTTTCCATATTGTCAATAAACGTCCCCAATCTGTAACCTATGCCCTGACGGTAAATAGAAAGCGTTCAGGGCCTTTTGCTTCAACGGCTTATACACGTAAGCGCCATTTTTCTTCTGTTTCCTGAACGTGTCGTATTGGACCGTGACGCTTTGTGCATCGTAGTGGATGACCGTTCCATGCTCGGATGTCACGATTTCGCCAGAGGAACAGGAACACATCACCAATGTCCAAAAAGGTAAGACAAACAAGGCACACATCCAGTATCCCTTGCTTCTATTGCGGTATTGCGAAAGTATCTTCATCTCCATCTTTTAGGTATAAATTTCCTCAAACCAGTAGCCGGGCAAAGCGAGCAATGGAAGTTGCGCCTGTTTTGGCGATGGTATTTTTTGACATTTCGGTTTACACCTCCGTTTGGACCATAGTTGCAGACCTTTTCGATCACCGGCGCTTCGGTTGGCATTTCGGCCTTTGCTGATGACATCCCGATGAACAGGACAAACATTCCAATGATCATCCACATGGCTACATCTACCATTTTCTGGGTTGCTTTCGATACTACTGTTTTTGCTTTCATGATTGATTTGTTTAAGTGAAAATTGATTTAAATATGTATTCCAGCCGCCTCCAATTGGCGTTCAATGGCAAATCTGTTCTGTATGTACTCCTCCGAGGTTGGAATGTAAAGGCCAAGTTGGTCCAAGGACATTTCCCGGATCAGGTCGATCAGTTTACCCATTTCGGCCTTGTCCAAGGTAGTAGTGGATCTCCTGAAATTTTCCCCCATCTTTTCATACCTCATGATTTCTGGAAGTTGTCTTGAAAACAGTTCCTTTGATTCCTCGATTGTGTATCCCGTCTCCGCACAAAACATCCCGAGGCATACATGAAGATACGAATTTTGTCGGATAGTCCTTTTTTCGTTTATTTTTTTGATCTCGCACTTTGCTCCAAGTTCGATCAGCTTGCCGAGGTATGCCTTGGCCTTTGATGCGTCAATCGAATTGGATAGGTCGAGTTTCATTTTGCGTTGACTATAAATTACCCCCTATCCATCAAAAACATTTCTCGTACAGCCTCCTCTAGAAGTTTCATCCTGTTTTTGCGGTAGTACCTGATGATTTCCAACTTTTGTTTGTTTCCTCCAAACGTGAATCCGATTGTAGCTCCTGCGCAAAATGCCACCATCATGCACACAATGAGCCAAATGAAGTAAATGTCCATATTTGTCCTGTTTTGTTTAGTTTCAAAATTTGCCCCGATTTGGTTCGGGGCGGACCTCTTACGCAGCTACTCTAGCAACTGGGCGAGAAATTAAAACGGTTTTGCCGTTTGTTGTAACAATTGCCATTTTGCGTATCCTACACATTACATCCAATCAAAGCCAGTCACCCCCATAATGAACAAGAGGAGTTTGCTCTAAGCGTTTCCGCTATTGCCTTATCCTCTATAACCGGCGACGGTCGGTGGAAGTGCCGGGTATCGAACCCGGGTCTTGAAAGAACTTCAAATACAAGCAATCGTTGCAGTCAAGACAGGACTCGAACCTGTGAGTGATGTGTAGATTTTACTTGCCTACTCATTGCGCATATCCTTCCCGCCACTTGACCAAATTCACCACTGTAAGGCACTGGCGACCTCAATTAACAATTAACCCAACTTACTGTCTCCTGATTTGGATGATTGAAACAACTTTCCTGGGACTGACTTACCGAATTTCGATGATGCTTTTTTGGAAAACAACTTTTTTACCTGCTCCTTTTCCTTTGACTTGCTGCAAAGGACATCAAGCGCCTGGGAAAAGGGTATCACCTTTTCAACCGATCCTTTGACGAGCAAAATTCCGTCGTTTGGAAGAATCCCAATACCCGAACCAAGGTGCCTATTGATGATATTCACCGCATCCTGATGATGGTTATACACCACGCAGCATGTAAATCCTTTTTTGGCGGCATGTTTCATGAATTCCACCTGGTTTCTAGTGCATTTGTTGGCCCCAAACTTCAACTCCAGCATAAGTCCTTTTGAAAAGTTGGACTCCTCCAGAATGACAAAATCCGAAACACCTGAATGGCCGCCCATTTTTTTGAACAGATATTGCTCAAATGGGGATTTTTTTCCTTCGTTGTGGGTATGCCACCAAAAAACGTCGGGATGTTCTATTGATAGCCGCCGGGCTACCTCCGCTTGCATGACCTGTTCCTTTGAAAGGAAACGATCAAATGGGTTTGTCCTGAGATTCATAATTCAAATGTATATAAAACGTAACATAAAAAGCAAATAATGGAAAAAAAATATCGAATTTCATTTTTGGAAAAATTTTCCGTTAATTTAGCAAACCGATTCTATTGATGGAAAAATACGACCCAGAAAAGATACGGTTCTTTTCCTCGGAAAAGGGCTTCAATCCCGGATATGTGATGCAGCAGTTCAGGGATAGTTTCGATCAGTTGGACGAGATGACCGACCTTCTCTACAACTCAAATGGAGTACGGATGTCAAAGGAAAGGTACCGGGCATCCAAGGGGTATCTGAAAGCCTACCAAAAAACGATGATGGCATTCAGGGATACCGAACCGATAGGGCGGCTGACAACCGACCAACAACGGGAAATCCTGGTACTGGTCAACGAAGTATTGGAGGGCAAGCGTGAATGTGTGCAATTCCAGCTTGGCCGGGGATGCGAAGGAATCACGGAAATGTTTTCGGGCAAATATTTTGAATTCAGGGACTATAAAAACAACAGGACAAATGAAAAAAGCGATCAGAAAGATTCTCCAAATGGTGCTGAAAGGTAAAGCGCCAAAACCAAGCAGAAAACCTATTGTAGATATCGACCAAAGAACAGGAGATCCGTTGTTTGTATGAACAAGATAATACAACACAACGTCAAAAATCCGCTTCCACTTGCTAATGAGTCGGTGAATTGTTGCGTCACGTCTCCGCCTTATTGGGGGTTAAGGGACTATGGTCAGGAAGAACAACTTGGGCTTGAAAAAACTCCAGAGGAATATGTGCAAAACATTGTGAACGTATTCAGGGAAGTAAAACGGGTATTAAAGCCTGATGGTACTCTTTGGTTGAATCTTGGGGATAGCTATGCTAATCCATCAAAATCAGGAGGAGGCGACCCATCAATTGGGAAAAGAAATCTCGGAGATTCTCAATATCCTAATCTTGGTGTTCCAAACGGACTAAAACCAAAAGACCTGGTCGGTATTCCTTGGATGGTTGCCTTTGCCTTACGTGCAGATGGATGGTATCTGAGGCAAGATATCATTTGGCACAAACCTAATCCAATGCCAGAAAGTGTGACTGATAGATGTACCAAATCACATGAGTATATCTTTTTACTCAGTAAGTCTCCGAAGTACTACTATGATCATGATTCTATAAAGCAAAATTTAACCGATAGTTCCATACAGCGACTGAGCCAAGACATACAGAACCAAGAAGGAAGCGACCGTGTACCTGGAAAAACAAACGGAAAAATGAAGGCTGTTTCATCATGGAAGGGCTCATCGTTTGATACAGGGAAAACAGCAATAGCAACTAACAATGGTCGAAAGATAAAACTCGGAGAAAAATCGTTTTCAAGAGGACAGGCCAATGGATTGGGAGTAAAACCAAGCGGAAACAGCAATAATGAGTATTATGAAGTAAAAGACGGAGCCAACAAGCGATCCGTGTGGACAGTATCGACAAAGCCATTTTCAGAAGCCCATTTTGCCACATTTCCACAGAATTTGATCGTGGATTGCATTAAAGCAGGTTGCCCCGAAGGTGGGATTGTTCTTAATCCCTTTATGGGTGCCGGTACGACGGCAATTGTTTCCAGAAAACTCAATAGAAACTACATTGGATTTGAATTGAATCCAACATATATTAAGATTGCTGAAAAACGTATTTATAAGGAATTAGGTCTTTTTGTATGAAAAAACTATTTCGATTCATTTATAGGTGGGTGGTTTCCGACATCCATAAAGAGGTCGAGAAAAGCCGTGTCAAGGGGATCAACAAGGTTATGAACCGATGGAACCTTGCGTTGAGATCGTCGGAGCGCAGAAAATGGGACTATTCGGTCATGCAGGCTGGTCTTGTGAGAAACAACGAGGTCCACAAACAGCTATTGGAGGAAAAACTAGCCAAATGGGAGTGGCTGAGAAAGTTGGGATAATGGAAAGCGTGGTTTACCAACAGGATTGTGAAATCGGCATGAAAAGATTTCCAGACAAAATTTTCGATTTGGCTATCTGCGACATACCGTATGGGATAAATGTGGCAAACATGCCATTTTTAAAGGAGGTATCAACTACGATCAAACAAAGAAATGGATCAAGAATCAACGGAAACAAAAACAAAAAACCGTACACTCAATATGATTGGGATTTAAAACCTCCAAGCCAGTCTTATTTTGATGAATTAAGACGGGTAAGCAAAGAGCAAATAATTTTTGGTGTTGAATATGTTGATTGGGTTGGGCTTGGTCCGGGAAGGATAAAGTGGAACAAGGGTGTTGCGGAAGGTGTAAGTTTTAAAGAGTATGAAATGGCTTACGCCTCAATGATTGATCATGTTGAGGAGATAGATTTGTTATGGTCGGGAATGATGCAGGCAAAAAGCCTATCCGAACCAATGGTTCAACAGGGGAACAAAAAGCTAAATGAAAAAAGATTACATCCTTGCCATAAGCCAAGACTTCTTTACAGAAAACTCATTAGCGATTATGGGTTCAGAGGAATGAAGTTACTTGACACACATCTTGGAGGAGGCTCAATCAGGATTGAAGCGTATTTGGCTGGGTGTGATTTTACTGCATTTGAAATAAATTCGGAATATTGGACAAAACAGGAAAAACGATTCAACAACTTTAAATCACAGTTAATGCTATTTCCATCATGAAAAAACACAGACAGAAAAAATCACTATCCTACCGTAATCCGGTGATAGAGGTAAGTGATTCACGGGAAAAGGTTGATCCGTCGTACAAAGCAGAAAACGGGTGGATGGTCAATATTGCGGTACTAATGTTTGGTGAAGCCAAAGTAAGGAGGGTAGAATGAAAAAAAAGACATCCCGCAAGCTAAAAGCGATTGCGGAAAAACTCGGGGATATCCAAAAGCAGATAATGACCGAGGAGCCGATAATGGGATGGGAGTTGCTTTTGACCGGATATGGCAAGCAGCCTATCGCCAAAACAATTGATCCCAACAAAGAGTACCTTTTGAAAGTGCCTACCATCATCTACCAAAGCACTGAAAAGGAACTGAAACGCAGCTACACCAAGGGAGGCGTTAAGCAAGTGGCGCAGGTCGTCCGTGGAGAAATTGCCAAAAGGAAACGGTGATGCCCTGCGACTATTCAAAATATCCACCAAACTGGAAAACAGATATCCGTCCGGCAATATTGGAACGTGCAAAGCATTGCTGCGAGATTTGCGGTGTGCCCAACCACAAAATGATCATCCGTGGCACCTGGAACGGCGTGGAATGCTACCAAGATGATGATGGGATAATTTACGACGCAAATACAAGCGAACGTATTGGGGAGGATTATCTAGGGGAAGTCCATCCCACAAATCGACTCATAAAAGTCGTACTCACAATCATGCACCTTGACCACAATACGGACAACAATGATTACTCAAACCTGAAAGCCGCTTGCCAAAGATGTCACAACAGGCATGATGTTCCTTTCAGGAAGAAAAACAGAAAGGTGAACAAGGGTGTTTTGTTTTTGTTCGGGGATTGATTTGAACAAAATCAAAAAAAAATATTCAAGATTTTGACAAATTGTTATATTTAGGCAATATTAGTGCCTCAAAGTAGAACCTAATACATAAAAGCCTTCTGAGGCCCTGCTTTCCGATAGTGGAAGGCAGGGCCTTTTTGCATTTAAAACAACGCTTATGCCATCATTCAGAGAGAGGGTAGCCGAAAAAGAGGCAGCAACCCAAAAAGCAAAACAAGAGGAGCCAAAACCAATCGCAGAGGCGGTAGAGGTTGTTGAGCAGGCCCAGAATCAGGCAGTCGAGGAATCGGCGGTGGATGAACAGGTAGTGGAGGAAATCGAAGCCGAATCCCAGGTGTCAAAGGATGCCATCAAAATGATTGCGGAAAGAGGTTCTTTCAAAGATTTGATAAACCAAAAGCTCCAGGAGAAATCAACCGAGGAAGTAGAGGAAGAGGAAGAAGTAGAGGAGGAAATAGAGGCAGCCACAGAAATTAAGGCCGAACCAATCGAAATTGAAGTGGAGGGTAAAAAACTCGCTGGGGTGGATGCCATCAAGGAATATATTGGAACTGTGGCCGAGGAGCGCAAGGCGTTGGCCGAGGAAAAGCAGCAGATTCAGGACTTTGTTGAAAAGGTAAGCGATCCGGACCTTATCGAGGTCATGAGATTTGTAGCCGAAGGATACGCATTCCCGATTGCCCTTGTAAAAGCAGGTCTTGACGAAAGTGTGTTTGACCTTGAAAACCTAGAGGAAACCGACAAGGAAACACTCGTAAGGGCAAAGATCGAAAGGGAGAACCAAATCAAGGAGCAGCAAAAAGCCCAAAAACGTCTCCAAAAAAACATGGAGGAATCAAACAAGGCGCTGGCAGAGTTCCAAACCTCCGAAGGATTTGACGACAAAGTGAAACAGGACCTTGTTGGGCTCATGTCGAAGATCCATGCAGAACTCCTTGACGGACTTGTCACCAAAGAGACGCTGATTTTGTTTGCGCGTGGCCTCAACTACAAAAAGGCGATAGAGGAAGCAAGGGAAACAGGGGAGATCGCCGGAAGGAACGCCAAAATTGCAGTGGAAAAAGCCAAGGCCGAAAGAGGTATCGTGCCACAATTGGGCAAAGCGATCCCGCAGGAGAAGCCAAAGCAGCGATCAAAGCTTTCAGAACTCGTCACAGTTCCTCCGACAAGTTTCATGGAAAAATTACGGAACAGGTAATAAAGAATAGAGAACAAACCAACTAAAAACAAATACCAACCAATGAAAAAGCAATCAGTACACAATTTCGCCAAGGGCCTGCTTACGCTGGTCTTGATGGTGTTCGCAGCTTTTTCGGTCATTTCGCTCGTAGCACCGGAATTGGCCGAATCCCTTGTGGCCTTTCTCGGGCTAGGGGGTGGCAGCACGTTTATGGTGGCCAACACTACTTTGTTGGCTTCAAACACTAGGGCAACAAATGAGGCGGCCCGGCCAAGGTCGGCAACCGACCCCGGCTATTTGGACGAGGATGTTTCCACCTTTGTCACAATGATCATGCCCGACGACTTTGCGCTTGACACCCTATTGAGGGAGGCGGGACAAAGCGAAAAAGCAACAGACCTAATCGTTCATTTTGATGAAGTTGAATTCAGGGGACACCGTGATCAGATGGCGGCAGCATACGTCGTTCCTGGTGGAGGTGCCGTAGCATTTGGCAATATCTCCGTTGACAATCCTTCCCTTTGGGTACCTGGAGAATCCATCTATATCCCATCAATCAACGGATTGGACAGCAAGCCGTTGACATTGAGGATTGATGCTATCAACAGCAACGGCACGTTGAGGGTAACGGCAATCAACACAACCAACAACCTTTTGCCTGCAATCGCAAATGATACGCCGCTTTACAGGGCTCCAACGGCACACGGTGAAAAGAAAGCAAGGGCGGCCAACAAGACATTGATCCCAGGGCATAGATTCAACTATTGCCAAAGACACATGGCGCAGGTGGAGGAAGGATATATCCGATCAATGTTGGATACCAAGACAGGGTTCAATTTCAGGGACCAAAACTTCATCCGTATGTATGATTTCCGTACCGAAATTGCGAAAGCATCCTATTTTGGACAGAAATACATTGTACCATCCGAATCAGAGGAGGAGGACATCTACTACGCAGAGGGCGTGTACCATCAATTGACCAAGCAGCTTGATTGGACTACCGCAGGAGGTATCACCAACAATATGTGGATTGACTGGTGTAATACCCTGTTTGCCGACAATGCCGGGGCAACGGACAGATATGTAATGGCAGGACGTAACCTGATCGCAGCAATCTCCAAGATTCCTGACGTTCAGAAGCAGTTTAACGGACGTGAAACAGAAATCGTCGCTGGCGTTAAGTTGAAAAGGGTTGAAACCATGTTTGGCGACCTTTATATCAAGCACGACAAGGTATTTGACGTGATGGGTCACACCGACGACGGGGTAGTCCTTGACCTTACCCAAATCAGGAAACGTCCATTTATGCCTTTGACCTCAAGACAATTGAAATTGAGGGAAGCCGGTATCGAAAACACCAACGCCACATTGATTGAGGAAATCATGTGCTTGGAGACTAGATACCTTGCCACACACGCAAGAATCAAGCGTACAGCCTAGTAATTGAGGGCGGGGCCGTTGATACAGTCCCGCCCTATATTTCAAAACAAAATACTGCAACACAACAATGGCAAAATTTCAAGCAATGATGGACATGCTCCATCTGGTAGTACCATTCATTGAAAGAGACGGGAAAGGACAAATCCTGCGGGACCAAACAATCACATTCAATACCGGAAACCGAGTAAAAAACAAGGTCTATCCGGCGACGTTTTCAACAAACGATCCAGAGGTCATCAAGTATCTGCGGGCTTACGGCGGCAACCAAGCCAACGGTGGTGCATCATTCAGGGAAATCGTTGATGAATCCGCCCCAAAAAAGGCCGAGGCAAAGAAGGCACCTGAAACCGTATCGGTAAACGAGGCGGTAAATGAAGTGACGGTCAATGAATCCGAGGAGGAAAATGCCGAGGAGGAAAAAACATCCGCCACAGAGTATCCAGACGTAACGACCGCACAGCAGGCAGGTATTGTCCTTAGAGGTCTTTTCCCTGGGCTTACAGCAAGGGACACCAACAACAAGGAGAAAATCTTCAAACTTGCCGAAGAAAAAGGAATCTCATTCCCAAATTTGAAATAACTTGAAATGCCTTTCACCGAAGCGCAATTGGTCCAATTTGTGGCGGCCAAAATCGACGAAATCCTTCCGCCGGGGGAAAACGTGGTTGATGATTCAATCATAGAAGGTCCCGTAGCCTTCATCCAAAGAGAACTGAAGGAGTCGATTTATGACGTTTTGCGCCAAGCGCCAATTGTGCAGGTGAGGCAGGTTATCAAAAACGGGACCAAGCATTTTCCAATAACCCCAGGCGCAAACACCGGGCTAATATCGGTAGGCGACCCCGTTATAGTAGCGGATTCCATCACGGGAATAGAGGGAGTCGAATACAACATCGGTGGAATAGGTTTTTCAGGCGATCCCCTTGCGGTGACAGCCGCCGCCGACCCTACCGCAGGACTCAACAGGCGTGACATCATTGTCGGCAATAACCTTGGGCAGCTTGAATACATTTCGGGGGTGGCAAATGCAAACCCCGATTTGCTTGATTTCCCCAATACTCCTGCGGGCAGTGTTCTTATCATGAAGGTCATCATCCTGGACAATGGTTCTGGATTTGACAAGACCTACATTGACGGACCGATCACCGCAGAGGCGGACAACCCGAATATCAGGGTAGTGCAATCGAATACCCCGGAAACCTATATCATCCCGTGCCCAACGGACTTTTTGCGGTTTGTGAATATCAGGTTAAGCACATGGTCAAAGCCAGTGACGGAGCTTATTCCCGAGGAAAACGAGGCTGAATACACGGCCCAGAAAACAATCAAGTGGACAAGGGGCACCCAATTGAAGCCGAAGGCTGCGCTAATCTCATTTGCGGATTACACGGAGGCGGAAATATCGGAAAGCATACCCAACAATGGCCTTGCAATTGAATGCTTCACATCCAAGACATTGCCGACTATCGGACAGTTTTACTATGTGCCACGGATTGAGCCGAACCAATTACCGGACGATCTTGTGGATCCGGTAGTTTACCAATGTGCGGCAAGGGTAATGCTTATAGTCAATCAAAAGGACCGTGCGGAAACAGCATTTGCCATGGTCCAAAAATTCTACTCAAACAGGTACGGTCTAAAAGGGGAATGACATGGCGCTTGACACATCAAACAGCATACGGGTGGATTTGCAGGAAATATTCAACTCCTGCGAACAGCAAACGGCATACCTTTCAAGGGTGTTGGGCAACAATGGCGAAAACCAAAAAATCGTCATTTCCGCTGACGACTACGAGTTGATTTGGCCATGGGCCAACGAAGCGGCGGTCCTTATTGCAGACTCCTGCAACTACATCACATCAACCGAGCAGACAGCCCTGGACGCAATATCCAACCATCAGACCGATGATAATCCCCTTGATGAATTCAACCATGTTGATCTCCAGCAAAACCAAAAACAGACAGGAGAGCTTCTTTCCAAGCGGGCAATGGATACGCTTGAATTCAACATCCAACAGATGGATGGTATTACACCATTGAAATATACGGTCACGCAAAGCCAAATCAGGGCGGCAATCATAGAGTACGTCCTATTCAAGTGGTACGAGCTTAACAGGATCACCGACAGCATGACGCAAAAATGGCAACTGTTCGAATATTGGAAGAAAGAACTGATGACCAATTCGCTCAACATGCAAAAAAGCTACAAAGTATCAAAACCATACCGAATGTTCTGAAATGAGGGGACAACAAGTAAACATACCGTTTTTGGGAATCAACAACCAACTTTTGGACGACCAAGCATTGGACGGGCTATGTGACTCTATTGTAAACCTAAAGCCAAAAGGAGCGGAAACAAATCCATATTGGGCACCATTCGAAAGGATAAATACCCTAAAAAACGGAAGCAGCACCGCAATCACATACGAATATGGTATGGCTGCCATTTCAGACGCTTTTTGGCAAGTAAGAAACCAAATAGGGGAGTTCTCCAATTCCCCTACGCAAAGCCTGAAAAGGTTATTGGTATTGTGCCAAACCGAATCAAGGAAAGCAATCGACATTGTTGAGCCATCCACATGGACGGTGGTAGCCACACAAACTCTACCAACATCCGGGGCATACTCATGGACCTGTACAAGGGTAAACCAGGTAACGGTCATAGCACTTGTCCGCAACCAGGTTCCATTCAAAATATACTACCTCATTGATGATCTATTCATTGAGCAGGGATGGCCCATCATGCCGAAAATAGGCTACACGGTACTTACCAACACCTATACCGAGCCTGAGATATTGGCCGGGGATACAACGGGGATACAGCGAAAAACAGATCAGGACCAATCGTTCATGATTTGTTGGGCATTCAGGTTGTTTGACGGCTCCTACGTGAGGCATTCAAAATTCAACCTGATACGGGTTGTCCAAGGCTTGGAAACGGAGTTTGTGACGGTTAAATTTGAGCATTTGGGATACGAAACACCATTGCCGAATCTTGGATTTTGGGAGGGCCTTATTTCGGGAGTCGCCCTGTTCTGTACGCTGCCTAAAACATCCGAAAAGGAGACGCTGGATGACGGAGTATGGTATGAGGTTGGATTTTTCCCATGGGTGGACAAATTGCCATCCGATCAATGGCCGACGGCTACCGATCCAAACATATTCGAGGTGGATTCGCCATCGGTAAAATGGGCCACATTCAGGACATTGAACATTGACAGTTTCAGCCACCACAGGTTTTCGGCCCGTGTGGTTGACACATATAATGCAAGGTTATTGCTTGGCGGATCATCCGTTGACTTTGCGCTGCCCGACCTTGGCGTGACGGGAGGATTTGACCCAGACGGCGGCCCATATACCAATTACCTTGATTTTTTGACCGGAAACTACTTCAAAACGACCAATTACTATGATTCTGCCGGAAATGTAATCGACCCCGAGGTAGAGCTTTGGGACTATGAAACATTCACCCAGAATTGGTCGGCAAGCTTCCAGCCATTGGCTGGCCGGGAGTTCAAGGACATAGAAATCGTTGAAAGCTTTCCCGGATCGCAGGACATTAACCCGCCGGGAGGATTGATAAACCTACCAAACGCCACGTACATTGCCCAAATCAACATTGACGGGGAAATCGAATTAAGCATCACTCAAATCGAAAGCACCTTTGGATCGGCTAGTTTGGCCGACGGAGCCTACATGATCATAAGGATCGACATTGGCCCGATCGGAAGCCCGGCTGACGAGGTTATCACCGTTAGGGTAAGCCCAGGCGCAGTCAATCCGATTGACAATACAGTAGAGGTGCCCTATTTTGTTTTTGGGGAAGTCACCGTGGAGGAAGGCGGGGGAGGCACTACTTTATTGGGTAATGCTTCATTCCAAGTGGTCACAATCAAAACCGACGCAGGCACATACTACCGAATCAAAAAGCGGACTATATTGGATTCGATTACGGAGGTGACTCTTGGCGGGAGAACATTTTGGTATCCAGACAGGCGGGCGACAAGGCTGCAGTTCATCGTGAAAAACGGTTCGGATTATGAAGTGGCCTTCGATAAAAAACTTGTGGCCCACCCAAGTTCAAATTATGCCTATGCGCTTATTGATGAAGCGGAGGTGACATACACCCTTGGAACGTCCACGGCATTGACAACCGAGCCTGACCTATCCCTTAACGACATCCAGCAGTGGGTAAGAAACAGGATTCAGGCTTCCTTTTCGGGAAATCCTTTTTACTTCGACGCTTTGGCGACATACAGGGTAGGGAATCGGGAGCGTGATACCATATTGGCGTTTGGCATAAACCTCAACCCTACATCGGAGGGGCAGGCGGGGCAATACCCGGTCTATGCCTTTTCGGACAAGGGTGTTTGGGCCTTGGAGCAAACAGGAGATCCAACAATAGCCTTTGGCCGTATTTCTCCCGTAAGCAACTTCAATGGGGTAAACAATACCTATGCCATCACTAATGCCGGAACCCTTATTGTGGCGTGTGACAACAAATACATCTACGCCATGGCGGGGCTTGACACTGTTCGCCTTGACGAGGCTATCGCCAACGATCCACAATACAAGGAATATCTCAAACAGATCAGGATTGGATACCATCGGGCAACCGACTACGAGGAAGTGATTTTCTCCAATCCGTTCTACGACTATTCACTTTGCTACTCGTTGAAATACAAGGTTTGGTACAAGGCCACGGAGCGTTTCAAATTCTTCTTCTACGATTATCCCGAGCTGCTTGGGATGACTTTAGACAATACCATCAAGGATTTTTCGGATAAGGACGTAGAAAGCCCGGTAGCGTGGTCGCTGCAAACAAGGTTGATACAATTCCAGCAGCCTTATGTTTACAAGCGTATGTTCACATCATTTGTGAGGATGGCGCTGAGACAGCCCGTACAGCCAACGGTCGAACAATACCTTCCGGTCAACATTCAGTTGAAGGGGTACCGGGATGACAATACGATCAATTACACGTTGTTCAACGAGAGCATAAAGACCGATTTTCTGTATGACCCACGGATTTACATTCAATGGGGAAGCATGTATGCCTATCGGTTGATCATGTCAGGCACCAACTACCACAAAAACGGCCAAATCCAGCTTTTGGATACCGATATCGAGTACCGCTACCAAGCCATCAAAAGGAGGTTCAATTGTTCTGCAAGGTATCTTTACGCCATGCAGGATGCGCAGGTATCGTTGTGTGAGTGCGAGGACTGCGGGGATAATGAATGCGAGGAGTTTGTTTATGTGGGTACCGCAGAGGAATCGAGATTGGTTACACACAACCTGGGCAAGGTCCCGTCGGTTTTTGTTACCGATGAAAACGGTAATTTGATTGATTGCGGGGTTCAGTTGGTTATTGAGGATGGGGTAGTTAACCTAAACCAAATGCTTTTGACATTTGAGGACCCAATAAATTATCGGGCATACTTCAATTCCAGGGGAGATTGTGCTTTCTTTGTGTATGAGGGTGTTCCTGAAAGCACCAGAACAATTACCCATAATTTGGGCAAGATACCGTCGGTGTTTGTCACAAGCCTTGCCGGGTTTGAAATTGAGGTAGGTGTAAGATTGATCCCTTCGGGAGGTGGATTTGATTTGAACAGAATTGCATTGGATTTCGATACTCCGGTTGGATATCGGGTTTATTTGAGATAGGTATGGGACTTATAATGTTGAATCCATGTTGCGGACCAAAGGCGGAAAGACAGCAAGTGTTTTTTTCCCCATCGCAGGCCGAAACAATTATAAGTCAGGCCCAGCACGGATTGAATTCTATTCCAAACGTGCAGGTGTATGACAGTGTAGGGCACATGATTTCGGTGGAGGTGTTTGTAGATACCTCGACGCTGGATATCAGGATTAGGCAAGAGTCTCCATTTGTGGCAATTTATATAGTACTGAACTGAGATGGCAAAGAAAAACAAACACGCTAGAGTAGGCTACAACGTGACCGATCCATTGGATGCGATACACCTTGGAATAGGTAAGCGTATCCGAATGGAATCCGACCCCGAGGATAATTCCAACGGTGACAAGCAGGTTGGAAGAAGGTCCTACAACGATTCGAGGTATATCCAGAACGTGATCGACATCACATATTCTGCCTTGGCGACATTGGTATCAGGAAACGGCCTCAAAAAAGGACAGGGATACCGTATCACGGACTTTGCCACAAAACACAGGATTCATAATACATCGGTAATCTTTACGGCTGATGCGGAGCCTATTGTAGTCGTCGCACAAACGGCAAACGCTTTTGAACGGAGCGCATACAGCCCGTCAAACCCGAATGATATTATCCACTACGATTTCAACAACAACCTTTGCGAGGATGGAACAACGCCACGCAATGGTAGGATCATATACAGGTGGGATACCGCAAACAATGTTTCGGCTTACTATGACTGGCGGGAAGTAAGGTTCAGGAGGTGGTTGGTAACTGCCAAGCAGCAGGAGTCCATGACTACATTGACTTCATCAACCTTGGATTGTTTGTTGACATTTACCATCGGCGGGGCAAACCTTTCGTTGACCTATTTCAATGCCAACAGAAGGATTCACGCCCAAGTTGGGGCAATAACCCATGCTGCGGGAGAGCTGACGTTGACGATCAGAAAAGGGACTGGATCAATCACCAAGCCTTTACTGAAACACAACGGGGCGGCATGGACCGCCAATGAGCTTGCGAACACATCCGGTATCATCACCAATTGCCTTGTTCGGGATGCTTTTGTATTCATGAATTACAGGTCCTTTGGACTTGATGTTGTTGGACAGCAGGTCAGCCCTGTTTCAACAACATGGAACATCGGAGACGGGCTTTCATACTTGGTAGATTCAAACAGCTTTGTCGATAGGAGGACATTTTCATCTACGGCGGAGAACATTTCCCTGGAGGATCAATCTGCGGTAAACACAGGAAACAACATCCTTTTTATTGGATCGGCAAGAAATTCACGTATAGATCACGGATCGTACAACATGACGTTCCAGGCGGTTTGCTGGGGTTCAAAAATTGGATCAGAGTCGTTCAACAATATGTTCTCCCAGGATTTTGTTTGGACCACGCTTGAAAGGGAAGTCCAATCATCGTTTTTTGGGCGGCTCCATAATTCCACGTTGCACGACCATGTAATATCTTCTACTATATATGGACCACTTTATTGTATTTGGTCAAAAAGTCAAATAGGAACAACAACCATAGCTGCATCAGGAAACATGACTTCTTTTATGACCCCGTTCATAGAGAATTCAGGTATATTTCTTGGTGGATCATCTGCAACAACTGGAAGAGCCACAGCTTTGTTTACAGGAGCAATCATTAACTCTTTGGTTGGTTGGTTTGATCCTACAAATCTAATTTTCCAAAGAACACTGAAAACAACCAGTTTTTTTGACCGTGGTACCGCAAATTTAATCCTAGAGGAACAAAGCTACATAGGGGGTACAACCCCAGGCGACAAGGCCGCAAAAATCAGCGATATCAATGGATCAGCATTGGCGGGAGCCGGGCTCGGTGTGGACGGAGAGGGAAGGATTATATTGGGAGATGGAAATACGCTTACCTTCATTGACTCGGCACTTGAGAAGGTCTTTCAGTACTCCAGTGAGGTTATTGACGGGAGCGATACAGTCACAGCAGGGGCTGAGTTTTCCTCCTTTTCCGGTGTTGATCAGTTGCTATCAAACGCAGCATTGAACACACAGATAAATTCAAGAGCTGGGTTAATTTCATCCTCTCTGCTAACAAATGCCTTGGGTATAGAGGACACTTTTCTTTTTGAATACTTTGACGGCCTTGGGACGGTTGGAATCAGGATTGAAAACAATCTTGGGGTGGTTACATCGGTATTCCGAGATTCAATTAATCAGGCTGGGTTGGCTTATGATGCCGACTACTCAGCCAACTTCACAGCACGGTCGTTGGTGGATAAAGCCTACGTGGATGCTGCGATAGTAGCGGGAGATCCGTATGCTGCCTATTTGACATTCACGCCAAGCACGCCGCTTTATCAGATGGGTTTTGCGGATGATTTCTACCAATTTTTGAGTGGGGCGCATAGTTGGGTGATTGATGGGGCTGTTAGGTTCAGCTTCGATAGGACAAACGGTTTAGTGTTTGATCCGTCTAATTCCAGCGATCTGTTGGTGGTAGGTAACGGGACAGCCCTGATGCAGAGCGGTGGTAACGGTATGTTTGCCGATACCAGTATGATCGCTATGACCGGGGGCGCTGGCGGCGCAAATGGACTATTTACTTTCAATATGGGATACAACTATCTAACCATAGATGGTGTCCAATGGGGGCTAAGGTTCAATGAGTCATGGCAGTTTGAGATTGGTGATTTAAAAGGTCTTGAAGTCAGTATGCAAACCTCGGAAGGGCAGGAGGTAGTGGCCTTAGAGCCAATCGACGGAGTTAATACGGACGCTTTTTTGGTATCGAAGCCGGTGCATGAGGGGACAGCAAGTGCTGGGAATAAGTTGTTGAAGAGGAGTGAGGTGGAGGAAAAAATAGGAGAAGAAGTTGCCGAAACCAACGCAAATCAGTTCAATGTATCGGCGGGGGTAGCTACTATACAGTCTATTTTGGACAGATTCACAGCCTTTACCGTTTCATTTGCATCAAGCGGGGAGCACGGAAGCGAAACCGATCCAATTTATCATTTTTTGTCGGTTGATAGGACAAACGGGAGGGATAAAAACCAAAGGATAGTATATCACTGCGCTTCTTTAACACCAAATATTTTGGTTGCCGCAAAACCTATCTCCCCTCTTTCTATATACGATAATCAGGCCGCTATGCTAGCAGGCCAAGGTTCTCAGGTAAATGGGTCACATTATTATTACACTGGCAGCACGTCAGCTTGGAGATATAATGGAGTGGCTAATGGACTAATATCTGATTATACAGAAGTGGTTGAAATAGTTGGATGGCAAGAATGGGGAACAAGACCCACTTGGTTGTTTGTCACAGGAGATTCATACCTGACAGGTGTAAACAACTTGAATCGGCTCACATTCACATTCCACAAGTATTGGGATGATGGCACGCCTTTCCCGCCAAAAAACATTGTCATCTGCTCGATAAAAAACATTACCAATGGCAACGAGGATACGACCAAGCCTGATTTCAGTCTTTTGGTGCAATTGAACTTTGACGAAAACTCAAGTCCGATTGATACAAATTCAATTGTTAATACATCCATTTATTCTAATGATGTTGATACCACACTGCAAAACCCAACGGCGGGAACCTCTTATGTGTTGAGGGGCGGGAAGTTTGTATTCAGACAGACTGATGTAGGTGGCAGTGGTAACTTCTCGGTTAGATCAAGGCTCGATTTTGCCTTAATGCAAAGGCTCCACGATAGCATCACGGAAAACTTTACAATCATCGCATTTATGTCTTGGGATGGGGGAGCCGACAACCTTGCAAGACCTATTCTAGCCACATCAACAGATGACGGGGTTAACAGACGTGGGTTTAATTTTCGGCTTTTAAGCACAAGAGTGATAAGTTTTCAGTGCGGAAATGCCGCTAGAACTTCATTTACAGCCACTACTACATCTACTGAGGTAATTGCCAATGACAATACGATGTACTTTTTTATGTTAAGGGTTAGGCGTGTCGGGTCGGTAACTCATGTCAATATATACAGGCAATGTACGCCAAAGTCACTAGGGTGGGCATCAATAGCATCTATCACCAACGGGGGGTTAATCAATGCTGCTTTGGGCAACAATGCCTACAGGCTCAATGCTGACTCCGCTACGGCATCGGCAGGAAGGCCAAGTGAGCGAAATAGGCTGTTATTGTTCAATAGGGATGTGCCTGAAGCTGATGGCCAAGCACTAGCAAACGCATGGGGGGCGTAAATCATGCCATATAGACCATTTCCAACAGCTAACGGGCCAAGCCAAAACATTAATGCGGCAAATGACGGGCGTGTAATATTCGTTGATTCAACCACAACGGCTCAAAATGCTTTTCTCCAAACAGGGGAAAGAATTATCATTCCGATTGTATCTGGTTATGAATCAATACCAAACTTTACAGTCACAGGTACAACTCGGGGAGGATTTGAATTTTTGGGCGCTTTGGCTCCTAATGGAGGTTTTGCGCTACGCGACGGCCAAATTGCATTTGCGGGTGTCAACAATTTTATAGTTCGTGACTTAAAAGTAAGGCGTGGCGTTACCACAAGTGAAGGCGATGCATTTTCGGCAGTTGCTCAATCTGGGGGATTGGACAATTCTGATTTTATCATAGATCATAGCTCGTTTACTTGGGGAAATGATGAGACACTTTCACTTGCCGCCCAAAACGCAATTGTTCAATATTGCATTATTGCCGAGCCAATGCACGACGCGGGACACTCAAAAGGTGTTCATGGCTTTTGTGGTTTATGGGGGGCAAAGAATATTGCATTTCATCACAACTTTTTTTCGAGCGGATGGGATCGGCACCCATTATTCCAAAATCCAAGAAACCTCGCAGACGGATTGTTGGACTTTAGAAATAATGCACTTTTCAATTGGGTGTTTCGCCCATCATATCTTGGTGATACGGTAAAAATGTTGAATTTGATAAAAAACAGTTACACCCCAACCAACGCAACAAACGTATCTGGCATCACACAACAGTTTTTGAGATTTATTGGGTCTGAGGAATCTAATTTGCCTGGGGTCTATCCTTTTGGTAATGTGCTCAGAAATAGGCCGACAATTGCCGCAGATGTCGAGAGTCAAAAACAAGGGATAGCAGGATCAAACGGTACAAACACTACGCTTTGGCGTGACACGGTTGTAAAAAATACTCCTTTTTCAATCGGATGGACTTATGACTTTGACGAAACAGTAGCTCAATCTGACTTGATTATCCAGTCAAAATGCGGCCCTCATAGGAGAGATGTTGTTGACCAAAGATTAATCAACGAGTGGATAACATACCTTACAAATCCAGACCTTACAAATCTTAACAATCCACCATTACCAGTCACAAAAAGAGGCTCTGTATCGGGCATTTTAGGGTTAATTGATAGGCCATCAGACGTTGGCGGTTATCCAGATTTAAATGTCGGTTCGGAAACAATACTATCGGGGCCGCTACCGCATAGGCTCCCATCTTGGTTTACCACAAAGTATGCACTATCAACATCATATGACTACACGACTGCAAGTACAAAAATAGCCAATCCAGAGCGATACATCATTTTTGGAAAAGGGCCACAGGGCATTCAACTTTCACAATATGGTGGATCAGTTGACTATGATAATGATGTGATTCATAATGTGTACAGAGTTCTTTATTTCCATGTGACGGGAGAGATAGACCTACTTGAAAATCCAACCAATACACTAACTGTACAGGCTGTAATAGGCGGGACGGTCAATACTTCGGGCGGTGAATACATACCTAGCGCAGTAGTAAATTTGATTGCAACGGCAAACACAGGCTTTCGCTTTGTCCGTTGGCGCAGAGTTAGCAATGATTCTACCGTTTCGCTTGTGGCTAATTTTAATTATCTCATGCCCTCAGAAAACGTGACACTCGAAGCGGTATTTGAACCATTCACACCACCACCATCTACAGGGACTAGAGTATTTAGAATACCATCAGAGCCAATCGTTTAACTAAAATCATACAAACCATGTCAAGCCAAGCAAAAAATCTATTATATTAACCGAAAAAAAAAGATCATGAAAAAAGACCAAAAAAAACCAGTTATTCAGGAGTCAGCCGAAAGGGAAAATCTGCCTTTTAGCGAGGAGACAGAAAACAAAACTCCAAGGAAAGAGCTGCCGGCAATGGTAGGAGCGGCAAGACTCCAACGGCTAGCGCAAAAACCAAAGAGTTTCAGGCTGGACTTGGATGAAAAGCAAGCCAAGCAAGTGCATGATTTTATGCACAACAATTTTATCGGTGCCGTGGCCGATCCGATTATTGAAAAATTCAGATTGAAAAATCCACCAGTAGCAATGAACAGCAATGATCTGAGAGAGGCTATGAGGTGGCTTGATCTGAACAATACCGGAATGATCAGGATACCGATTGCTCAAATGATTTCGAAATTTATCAAAGAGGATTTGCAGGAGGAGGAAAGCTCTGAAAACCAAACCGCAAAATCAAATTAAAATTTGGTTTGATGAATAAATAATTATTAATTTACATTCATAAATAATACCCCAAAGGGCTATCGGCAACGGTAGCCCTTTTGTCGTTAAACCACAATTCCATGAATGATTTTCCTTTGATCAAATCCCTAGCCTTTACCCCAATTGTGTTTTTCGTTGAAAAGTATGTCTTCAACGATTGGAATTTCATCGTATCAATCCTGCTATTGTTGATCCTGGACGGCCTGACATTGGTAATTCTTGCCTTGGTGAAGGAAAATTATACCGTAATTGAAGGTTTGACGGAGTTTGGAAAAAAGACCTTTGCCACCACAATGACGGTAATTTGTTTGGGTATCATTGATTTGGCATCGGTCAAGATTGAGGCGGGAATAGTGATTGACTGGATAAATTCGGGATTTTACAGCGTACTTTTGGGATTCCTTGGAGTAGGCATACTCAATACCATATACAAAATCTATCCATGGGAGCCGATCAAGTATTTGTTGGACAAGTTTGAAATGAAACGAAAGGAAAAAATAGGACAGGATGAAACTAACGGAAAATTTTAATCTGAGTGAATTCGCATCCAAAGACGGTGCCGAATTTCCTCCCGAAATAATTGAAAATCTACGCCGATTTGCTGCCGCCCTGCAAGTCATTAGAGATACGGTCAAAGCACCAATTTCAATTACATCGGGCTACCGATCACCTGCGCACAACCGTGCGGTTGGCGGGGCCTCGAATTCTACACACATGCAAGGTATTGCTGCGGATTTTAAGGTGCAAGGCATGGCTCCAATCGTAGTTGCGGCAATTGTCGAAAGATTGATTGCCGAAGGAAAAATCCCCCAGGGAGGATTAAAGGCATACCCATCCTGGGTTCATTATGATATCCGTGGTACTAAAGCAAGATGGTAATGAAATACTACCCATACATCGCTATTTTGATTCTCGGGGGGATCGCCGGGTTTGTGATTGCAAGACTCTTATTGGATCCAGTTGTCGATACTGTTTACAAGGAACACACCAAAATAGAAACAAGGGTGGATTCAACCTTGTTGGCCGAATATTCCGCACTATCCAATTATGCGGATTCCTTGGAAATAGCATTGGGCAAAAAGCCAAAGGTTGAAATCAAGCATACCGTATTGCGTGACACCATACTTGCTCCGGGATATGTGCCGAAAATCCAGGCGTTTTCAGCCACGTTCCCGCTTTTGTATGGAAATGCCTATTTTGAAGGAGAAGTCCTCGGGGAGGTAAGGAAAACAAGCCTGCGGACCGATTTCAGAATACCGGTAGTCACCAATACGATCACAACCGAAAAAACGGCGGAGACAACCATCATCCAAAAGGGTATTTTTGTCGGTGGCGGATTCTCCAACCAATTCGATTACCAAATCGGTGCTGCATACCTGGGCAACGGATTTATGGCAAACGTGGACTACACGCCAAGGCCAAGGTATCTTAATGATCCGTTGATTACAGCAAACATCAAAATCAATTTGGTTTCATTGAAAAAAAAGTAACATTGGGTTGCTTTTGTAAAAATTATCTTTCAAATTTGACATGCGGTGTAGAGGAGTGGCCGTCTTCGTTGGACTCATAATCCAAAGATCGCAAGTTCAAATCTTGCCACCGCAACATGAACCCCGGAAGGGGAGGCGAGCAATCACAAGTGCGACAATTTGAAACTAGCTAATTCAGGTTTTTGCACGTATCTACGAAAGTAGAGTCTCCCCGTTACAGCGAGCTTTGATGTGTGGATATAGCTACCATGTGTCAAAGATAGGTTTTGGCCCGAATGCCGAATAGATTGGTTTGGTTGAAAAGGAAAAGGAGTTGCTTGGACAAGCCAATCGAAGATAAATTCAAGCACAAAGCCCCGAGCAGAAATGTTCGGGGTTTGTTGTTTTAACGGGAAACGTATTTATCTTTGCAGAGAGAAGTCCGCAATTGTCCTGTTGTTGTACTTTTCTCCCGAAGCCCGTTTTGATCGACGGGCTTTATTTTTTGTCATTACGTAAATAAATTTTATAGAAAATTTTTCCAAATCAAATCGAAAAGATTACATTTGAATGTGTAATTACAAACAAACCTATATTTAGCATGGACAAACTATTTGATCAAAACGATTTGGAAACGCTTAAAAAGCAGCTTCCAGGGAAATACTACCACCACTTTGAAAGAATCTGGAAAGAAAAATTCCCTGGAAAAAAAGCGCCGATCCGACAATCGGTTTATGCCGTTCTCTCCGGTACTACGGAGAATGACGACGTGATTGAGGTACTTACGGAGTTGGCGCAGCGACGTAAGGATTTGAAAACCAAATTGAAGAAGCTGAATGCTGAGGAACAAGAAGCTTCGGAATAGGATTGAAAAGGTCCTAATCGAGCATCCGCATTGCAGGGATGACGATATGAGGCTGATCCAAAATATCTGGCAGCAGGAACTTGTTGAAAAAGTAGGGCTGCAGAACTATTCCAATGAACTTGTGAATAGGCGAAAAGTGATTCAAGAGGTTGCATCGTTAAGCAGTCCCGAGGCAATCAGGAGAATGAGGCAGAAAATCCAAGAGCTTACGCCCTCATTAAGGGGTGAAAGCTACAAGGATAGGCAAAAACACCAGGCGACCGTAAAGCAAGAGTTACGGGATTTTTAATCAAACAACAACAGGACAAATGACAGAACTACAATTGTTTAAATTTATTCAGGAAAACAAACCTGAATGGCATTGGGAAAAAAATGAGGGAGAAGATGATGTGATCTTATTCCTATACCATTGGGATTTGGAAGAGTTTGGGGAACTTATAAAGGATGCCATTGAAGAATATCCAACTATTTGCTACTTCAAGGCTAACTATTGCTGTTTTTGGATGAAGAGCATTTGCGATTATTTCGGAATTGAAATTGAAAATGTATTTCCAAAACCATAAAACTAAACAAGACAATCAATGCAGGAATTTACATTGGAGCAGCGCAATTCCCTTATTGTGGAAATGCTTATGCAGGAGAACCCCGACCGCAAAAAGGTCTTTTCCCTATATCAACAACTATTGAATGAAAAAAGGCTCATTCTTGAAGCCTTGGTAGATTCGGATGACCCCGAAGCAAGGCAACTGTTTTGGAGACAGTTGGATGACTGCAATATGAATATTCAATACACAGAGGATTACATCAACTTACTTACAAAAATAGAACCATGAAAATCACGTTAAAGCAACTCAAACTATCCTTTTTCAAAGGGGTAAAGTCACTGGATATGAATTTCAGTGAGGAAACAAACATCCATGGCAGGAACGAGGCCGGGAAAACAACCTTGTTCGATTCAATTTGGTACCTGTTCTTCGGCAAAGACAGCAAAGGTAGGGCGGATTTTGCCATCAAGACCTTGGATGCCGACAACAACCCAATAGAAAAGGTAAACCATGAGGTACACGGATTTTTTGAAATCGACGGCACACCACGGGATTTCAAGCGGACGTATCTGCAAAAATGGGACAAGAAAACCGATATATTGAAGGGGCACACCACGGAGTTTGCCATAGATGGTTTTCCGGTCCCGACAAAAACGGACTACGACAAACAGGTATCCGAGTTTTTCACCGAGGAAACATTCAAGGTCGTCACCAATCCCTTGTTCTTCAATTCCCTCAAAACAGAGGAGAAAAGGGCAATCCTTTTGAAGCTTGCGCCAAACATCACCGATGCTGAGGTACTTGCAATCCTAAAGGCTGAAAATCCAAAGGATAAATCATTCCAGACACTAGAGGATATTTTGGCAATCCAAAAGGACTTTGCGGCCATCAAGCTAAAGGCGCAGCGTGAACGCAAGGCATTGGAGGAGGAAAAGGCCCGCATACCACAACGGATTGACGAGAACATGAGGAACATGCCGCAGGTTGAGGATTGGGAGGTATTGGAGTCGATTGTAGCGGAAAAGACGAAGGAAATCCAGTCGATAGATGCGCAGATTTCCGACGTGGCAGAAAGGGAAAGAAAGCTGCAGCAGTTGAAGCTTGACAACCAAACCCAAATCTTTGACCTCAAGCGCAAGGTTGCTCAATTGGAAAGCGAGGCAAAGCAAAAAGCAAGCGACCATGGAAAGGCTGCAACCAAGGGCCTTACCGATACCCAAGCAGCCATTGCGGATTTGTTGACGAAAAAGACCAGGATCAACAATGATTTGGCGTTGATCGAATCCCGTATCGAACGGGGCAAAAACCATATCTCAGAATTGAAAAGGGATAAGGATGCCATTGCTGAAAAGTTGGCCAATCTGCGGGAAACATTTGCAAAGAAAAGCGCAGAACAGTTTACCCTAAAAGGAAATTGCCCGTACTGCGGTAGCAAATTGGCAGAAGTAGCCAATTACGGATTGGAAAAGGAAACGGAGTTTAACCAAACCAAGGAGGAAGAATTAAACAGAATCAACAAGATTGGTAAAACAGCCAAGGAAAACATGGTGAAGATTGAAAACGACATCATTGCCGCAGAAGCTTTGTTGTCCAGTCTTGAAGAAGAAAAAAATACGGTCATTTCCCAATTGGAAGCAACCCAAAACGAGATATCGGCCCTTGATGTAAAACTTTCCGAAATGAAGGCAAATCCGCTTGAGCTTCCGGATTGTAGATCCTATGTTGGATTGGATTACACGGAAACCACCAATCTTATCATGGAGCTTGAATCCAAGGTATTCCCTGCGACCGAAGGAATATCCGAACTTTCACAGAAGAAAAGGGAACTGCAAGAACAGATAAACCTTATCAACAAATCCCTTCACAACAAAGGGGTTATCGAGCAGCTACAAAAGCGAAACGATGAACTTAACCAAGAACTGAAAAACCTGTCCGCCAAGATAGTGGAGGCTGAGGGGCTTGAAAGGGCTATCAAGGCGTTCTCCATCAAAAGGATCGGATTGGTTGAGCAGCAGATCAACTCCAAATTCGAGATCGTAAAATGGAAGATGTTCGAGCAGAACCTATCCAATGACGACGTGACCGAAATCTGCGAATGCCTAAAAGATGGCGTTCCATGGCCGTCGCTAAACAACGCAGGACAAATCCAGGCGGGATTGGACATCATCAGGACGTTCAACAGGTTTTATAACCTATATTTACCAGTATTCATCGACAACAGGGAGTCGGTCACAAACATCCCCAAAATGGAAACACAGATTATTAACTTGATCGTGGATCCAAAATCAGAGACATTAACCATCAAATAATTTCACTCATGACACAAGTATCGGAAAACACAAACCAAGCAGCGGTCGCCAAAAAGGAACTCCAAGACCAAATCATTTCACAGGTGGAAAACCTTGTGAATCTAGGGAACATCATGCTTCCTTCGGGGTATCACGTAGGGAATGCAATAAGAAGCGCATTCCTTGTCCTTCAAGACGTAAAGGACAAAAACGGAAAGGCCGCCATGGAGGTATGTACCAAGGGAAGCGTGGCAAACAGCATGCTCAAAATGGTCACACAGGGAATGAACCCTGCGCTGAACCAATGTTACTTCATGGTAGCTGGGAACCAATTGGTTTACATGCGGTCCTACATGGGAGGAATTGCGCTTTCAAAGCGGATTGCTGGCGTAAAGGAGGTCAATGCAAACGTCATTTACGCAAAGGACGAGTATGTTTCCGAAATCAACACCGACACGGGGCGCAGGAGGTTGATCAAGCACACCAGTCCCTTTGACAACAGGGACGACGCAAACATCAAGGGAGCCTATGCAATCGTGATTTTCACCGATGGCACATCAAGATTGGAGGAAATGACATTGGCCGAAATCAAGAAATCCTGGAACATGGGTGCAGCAAAGGGAGGCTCCCCGGCGCATTCTGGATTCACGGGGGAAATGGCAAAGAAAACAGCCATTTCAAGGGCCCTGAAAATCGCCATAAACTCGTCGGTTGAATCCGAAAACATGGATGATGACTCCGAGAGTGATTTGGCGGCTCCGGATGCGGCAATGAAATTGGCAAAGGAGCAAAAGGCAAATTCGGTATCCATTGATTTTGACGAGGAAGCGACGATCGTAGAGGAAAAACCAGAGCCGCAGCAGCCCGAAACACCAAAGCAGCAGGCCCAAGCCAAAATGGATTTCTAGGACATGACACCATCACAACAAAAATTGGACATTGACAAAAGGCGTGGAGATATGCACGCTCTTTGTCAAAGACTTCAATCAGATATAAAGGTCCTGGAGGCTGGGATGAAATATATTGATGAAGGCGGTAATATCTTGGAGGACAAAGGAGTTCTGCCAAGTGAGGTTCGGAATATCATGAGCAAAAGGTTAATTGATCTTACATGATTCAGGTATCCAGAAATTACAGGCTAGGCAAAAAGATAACCAACATCATGGATATACATAGCCTTGCGATCGGCAAAAAAGCCGTAGCGTTTGGTTTTGGGCCATACGCCATCATTTCGGTTCTTCCTGCAGCGTTTATCCAAAATTGGTCCATACACCAATGCTCGAAATTTGAGTTTTTCGAAATCGAAAAGATATGATCCTCCAAGTTATAGGTAGTGGCTCAACAGGTAATTCATACCTTTTGGAGTCGGATTCTGGCGAAGTACTGATTCTTGAATGCGGGGTTTCAGTATCCAAGATCAAAAAAGCCCTTGGATTCGACCTCCAAAAGGTTGTGGGTGCCTTTGCCTCCCATGCCCATGGGGACCACATCAAGTGTATTAAGGACGTATTGTCGCATGGGATCAAGGTTTACGCACACAAACACGTGCATGAGTCGCAAAAGACCATCAAGGACTACAACGCCATCATTTTGGAGCGGGCGCAGCAGGTAAAGGTTGGATCGTTTACGGTGAAGGTGTTTGACCTGGAACACGACGTTCCAAGTTTCGGATTCCTGATCCAGCATCCGGAAATGGGCAAAGCGGTATTCATCACGGATACGGCATACTGTGGATACAAGTTCGAGGGATTGAACAATATCATCCTGGAGGCTAACTACTCCAAGGAAATCATGATGCAACGGTTTGTTGACGGGGATATCAACTCAATGGTCCGTGACAGGGTATTCAATTCGCACATGAGTTTGGAAACAAGTATCGAATTCCTCAAAGCAAACGACCTAACCAAGGTAAACAAGATAGTTTACATACACCTAAGCTCAGGCAATGCCGATGAAAAGGTATTTGTGGAGGAAACCATCAAGCATGTGGGATTCAGGCCCGAGATAGCAAAACCGGGGAAATCAATAGAGATCAACAAAACAGCATTTTGAAATGGGAAAAATCACAATAGAGTTGACTCCATACGAAGCGGCTTCCATTTACGCCTTTCTAAGGGAATGGTTCAATGAATCGAATTCGGACGTAAACGAATTACAAGCCATGCATTCGGTAGTAAATTCATTCGAAAACGAAATGCTGAAAAAGTGGTCGTATGAAGTAAACAATGATGCCATCGCTGAATGTGAAATCAATTTTCTTCTAGGCAGGCAGCCGAAAAACAGGGGAGGTAAACCAATGACAGACTACTGATGAAAGCCTATCTAAACCAAGACGAAATTTCACCTTTGGACAAGAAAAGGGTATTTGGCAAGAAAGGCGACAAGGTGGCGGTGGTCAACCAAAACGGATCGGTCGCCATCGTGCAGGACGCACACGGAGAGCGTTTTCCCGTGAAAATCTCAAATCTTACAATCATTCATTCTTAAACAACAACATCATGAGGACATGGTATGAAGTGCGCGTGAAGTACGTAAAGGAAAACGAACAGGGACTGCTTAAATGGGTATCGGAAAAATACCTTCTCGATGCGGTTTCATTCACCGAGGCAGAGTCGATTATTTACAAGGAAATGGGCGAACGGGTCCGGGGAGACTTCCAAGTCACCCATATTGCAAAAAGCAACATTGTGGATGTGTTTGATCATGGAGACGGGAATCCGTGGTTCAAGGCTAAAATCCAGTACATTGTCGCAGATTCAGATTCAGGAAAAGAAAAGAAGGTCACTCAATACATGCTTGTGACAGCCTCCGATGTTCCCCAGGCGCACGAGAGGATCCAGGAATCGTTAAAAAACATGCTTGTTTCATTTCAGGTACCCGACGTTGTGGAGACAAAAATACTCGAAGTTTTCCCCTATGAGTCCAATACTTGATTTGGTTGTATTAACCCTGTTCGGGACCATAATTGCCACGGCCAACATCACATTGGCCGTGGTTTTACTGATTGTTGTACGCAAAAACAGGACAAAGCCATGAAACACCCCAAAAACCCCTACAAATTTGACGAATTTCAAGACTTCTCCGAAAAAACGTATAAGATGCTCAAATCGCTTGCAGTCGTCTTATTGGGCGTAATTTTGGCTCTATTCATTATTCGGATGATTTAGCGCCATGAAGGACGTTGAACATATCAAGCGGTTGCTGAATTTCGGCTATAAGGTCAAGGAGGTAAGGGAGATCACCAAGGCTCCTGTGGCATTCATATACCAGATCAAAAGGACCTCCAAACCACAGGGATTTGGCTGCGTGGTTTGCGGGGGACAGATATGGGGGAGTAAAAGTTTTTGTCAAAAGCACTATTACAGGTATTTCATAAAAAGGAAATGACTAACCAAATCCAAATGGACTCATATTCTCTATCAAGGGCGTTTTGGGATTATGCGTTTGAAAATCCGGACAAGATAAAGCCGAACCATTGCGCCCTGTACTTTTTCGCAATCGAGCATTGCAATAGGCTTGGCTGGAAGCAAAAGTTCGGACTTCCCACGACCATGGTAATGGAAGCAATCGGAATAAAAAGCTACAACACCTACATAGCCACCTTTAACGATCTTGTCAATTTCGGGCTGTTCGATTTGTATGAAAAATCGAGGAACCAATACTCCAGCAACATAATTGCTCTATCAAATTTTGACAAAGCACTTGACAAAGCACTTGACAAAGCATTGATAAAGCACGCAACAAAGCACAGAGAAAGCACGCAACAAAGCACTGATAGTATAGATAAACAATTATACAATAAACCAATTAACAATAAAACTGTATATACAGCTTCGCAGGCTTTTCAAATTTTCAATGAAAATTCCTTGTCAGGAAATTTCTTTTCAAAAATTGCCAAGGTACATTCGGTCAATACCGAACAGATGGACGACCAGTTGAAAAAATGGATCGAGTACAACGAGGAAAGGGTATTCGATACGATATCGGAAATGCAGAATTCCTTCAACAATTGGATGCGGAATTTCAAGCCAGAAAAGCAGAAACAACCGAAGTCCACAACGATAGCCGTATTCGACAAAAATGAATTTAACCTAGAGGACAAATGAAAACCAGGACAAAAAAAGAAATCATCTTCGAGGCTTGCAACAACCTTGAATTTATCGCTGGACTGAAACAGTTCAGGGAGTATTCAAAAGAGGACAAGCAAAGGCTTATCGACTGCCTGTACGAGGGGATCAAGTCATACAAGTGGTTAAACGAAAAAAGACTTGAATACATTTTGAACCACGGGCTGAGGGGAAACTACGGCGAATTCTACGGACTGAACGAGCGGACTCTTACCCAATGGATCAACAGGTACCACGAGTCGAACAAGCGGCAGATTCTTTTGGAGCTGCAGCCGATCGAGAAGGAATCAGAAGTAAGCCAGGAGGAGAAGGAATATTGGATCGAAATGGGCAAGCAGAGGTTCAAAGCCAATTGGGAAAAATCGAAATCGGGAAATGTCCCGGACCTGGATGAATGGGCGCCGTATTGGTACAACAAGATGGTTGACAAGGGAGTATTGGTTGAATCCAGGTACAACCTTGATTTTGTCACCGACCAACAAAAAAAGATGCTGAGGCTGGACAGGCCGTTTTTTGGGGAATCAGAGCTAAAAGCCTCCGTCCGCAACAAAATATGGAAGCTGTTTATCCTTGACTGTATCAAAAAAGGGACCGACCTATCAAAAATGATTTGATATGCATAATTTAACAGTTGGCAATTACAGCAACCTATTGTATCTTGGCGGGAAATACGCTATGACAATGGGACAACCAAAATCAACTAAGTACGACAATGCTGTGAGCCTATACGAATTAGGCATGTCAATTCAAGATTGTGCTGAATTTTATGAAATTAGCCGCCAGGCAATGCACAAAATCCTGTCCCGTAGGGGCTGTATATTCAGGGATAATCTCCGATTTGGTGAGGACAATCATTTCCACCGTGGATGTGTGCCTGATAATGGTAAAAAGAACAGGGCGCGCAAACTTGTGGAGAAAGCTATTAAAAGGGGGGTATTGAATAATCCACATAAATGCTCACAATGTGAATCAACTGATTCATTCAAAGATGGGCGGTCATCAATACAAGCCCATCATGATGACTACAATAAACCACTTGATATCCGTTGGTTATGCCAACCTTGCCACCACGAATGGCACAAGAACAATAAGGCATTAAATGAAACGGGCTAATAAAAAAAACAATAATTCGTATATCAAATCTTCAGTGCGATCCAAAAATTTGAAAACTTAAAAAACAAACAGTAATTTAACAGCAAAAAAATCACTATATTAGGGCAAAAACAGGACAATTATGGAGCTATTGAAAAGAATCAGGGAAGGGGAAATGGCACTACTAAACAACGGAACCCGTGCCCAATTACAAGAGGCGTGTATGATAGTTTGGCCGCACGTTCCTCCTCCAAATTATTCAGATTCAAAATTCTACCACAAGGACATTGAGGCAAACACTTGGGACACCTCAGATTGGCTTGGGGCTGAAATATCCGTAACCGACTTTCTGAGAGAGTATAGGGAATGGAGGGAAAAGCGGGACAAAGATTTAAACGAAACCACGAAAGCAGCAATCGAAGAAATCGCAAAGAACCAACACAAGGCGTTCGAGCCGAAGAACGGTCTTTTTTCTGGAATAGGAAATCCGAAATCAGACGATTTCAATTGGGAACACGAGGATGAACGAAAACTCGCAGAGCTTAAAAACCTTGCCTCTAACATGGGGAAAACTGTTAGAGTCGAGTTAGAGGATAAGTACAAGTACGATATCACAATCGAGGTTCTGAACAATCCGTCAAGGAAGGAGAAAAACTATGCCAGAGTAGAAGTGTACAACTCTACTCCTGCCGGATGCCCCAAAGATGTTCCGTTTGACGTTTTTATGGATTCTTTGGACAGGAATAGAGACCGCATCGCAAAGGTAATCGAGGACATTCTAAACGACGATCAGCCATGAGAGAGATATTATTCAGAGGTCAGCCCCGATTCGAAAATAGGTGGATTTACGGCAGCTACGTCAAGATCGGAGATAACCATATGATCGTTGACCAATCAAATCAAGTGCTGATTGGAATGTGTTATGTTGGTTGTATTCCTGAGACAATTGGTCAACTTCGCCATGAGAACGAGCATGGCAAATACTTCGATGGCGACGTGTATTACCATGCTGGATACGGGAATGAAGTTGTTTCCGGTTTGTGCCAAATACAACTTGCGTTGATGTCGGGTCACGATGATGATATCGGTAAGATCATCGGGAATGTTTTTGAGAACGAAAATTTAATAACGAAACCATAAGCGACTTGAAAATTACGATCGAACACCTCAAAAACTATTTGGGGACGGGGTAGTATATTCAATAAGTTTTCTTATATTTATGCGTCATAAAATATAAAACTATGGAAAATGAAATTTGGGCGAAAACTTATTTAAGTGAAAATTACGAAATATCTAATTTTGGCAGAGTCAGAAGTTTAGATAAAAAAGTGAAACATGTGTCGGGGCACGCTATTAAAAAGGGGATTATTATGCATCAATTTATTGCAAACGGATATCCGGCTGTAAGTATAGTCATCTCCCCTAAAAACAGAAAGATAGTGAAAGTCCATAGACTGCTAGCTATTGCATTTATACCGAATCCAGAAAACAAACCGCAAATAAACCATATCAACGGAATCAAAACAGATAATAGGATTGAAAACCTAGAATGGGCCACAAGTGGAGAAAATGTTAGGCACGCATGGAATGAAGGACTATCTAAAAAGCGTAGTTCATTCATAGAGTTGTCGGATTTCATGAGTAAGTTAAATAATTACATTGCTCATGAATTAATTATCAAAACCCCTGTTGGAAATGGTAAGATAATTATAGACCAAAACAATTATAGGATTCAATATGAAAACGGTCAGATTGAGAATTTAGTAAAATCAGTAAGATATTGGAAAGAAAGGTTTCAAATCTACGCATTCAAATTATCCGACTTGGACAAATTCATCCCCGAGTTGGGGTTTGTGCCGATTGAAGAGTTGGGGAAAAGAAGGAGTCTTGATTGGAGTGGTGAGAAAAACAAAAAACCAATGATTCTTTTGATACGAGATATGAAACTAAAAAGAATTCCATTTGACATGGTGGAAAAGCTTTTTACATGGCACTTCTGGCCTTTTGAGCAAGAATACTTCGAGCAAGGATTGGTGATTGATAAATTTAAACAAGCGCAGAATGGATAGGGAATCAACAATAAAAAAGCCATCAGAAAACGGAGAGGATGAACCTTTCAATAAGGACCCGTTTTTCGTCAATCTGTTATTGAAATCCCAAATCAAGCGTCTTGAAATAGAAATCGGCATGCTGACATCTGAACGTGACGAGGCAAAGCACCAAGTAGTTAGACTAGAACAAAAACTTGAAGAAAAAAAGGAGAAAATTCAGCAGCAAGCCAACATGATCGAAAAATTGGTACAGAATGCCGGAATACTTGATCCGTCCGAGGCAAAAGGCTCAAAGAGTAATTTCAAGAAAAAGTATTTGCTACTAAAGATTGAGAGAGACAAGCTAATTCAAAGGGTTTCAGAATTATTAAAAAATTCAAACAATGCCTAAAGTCCGCACACTATCGAAACGATTCCCGAAAGGCCACATCAGGCACGGGGAGCAAACCTACTTTGTAGAAAAGGTTCTGAATTCACTCTTGATCGATTGCTATTCTGAGGAGTACTTGGAGATGCTTGTCAAGTTGAATTCAGGCAAAGACAAGGAAATGATCCTTTCATTCTACTTGTCGATCGGTTGGGAAAAGGAATACGAGGAAAAACACCACACCATCCGAGCCGGGCACCACTTCGAGACAGGTGAAGAAATCCAACTTGCGGTATGGTCCGGGAAACCTTACGCAAGCCCTCAGATCAAGATATGCCCGCCTCTAAAAGTTAAGTGTTATGACTTTGAAGTTTTTCACAACACAATGCCGCAGGGGATAGAATGGCCTTTACTTGTAGATGGGTATGATACCGACATTGAGCAAGTCTCCAAAAATGATGGATTGACTGTGGAGGATTTCAATTCATGGTTTAAGTATCCGAGCCCGTTTGTCGGGCAGATTATTGCTTGGAATGATCCTATATACCAGAACCATGAAAACACAAGTCAAAGGCTGGGTAGTAATGACTGAGAGTCATCCTAACCGAAAGAAAAAAGACGCTCTTTTTATTTGGTGGTCTTTTAAGAGGACGAAAAGTGAAAGTATAAAGGCATTCCTTAAGCACACCAATGAAACAATGCAGTTCTTCAAGAAAAACTACGGCTACAAATGCGTAAGAGCAACTCAGACCATCGAGATAGATCAAGTTCCTGATGTCAAGAAAACGATATGAGAATATCCAAAAAAGACCGTGAAATGATCCGTATGAAGTTTGGCGGAAAATGTGCCTATTCAGGAACGGATTTGGAGGACGATTGGCAGGTAGATCATATTGAACCATTGATTAGGTGCTCATGGACCAAAGAACCAATGTTTCCCGATGCGCACAGGATCGACAACATGGTGCCATGTCAAAGAGCTATCAACAATTACAAGTCAAGCCTTTCTCTCCATCTGTTCCGAACTTGGTTACTTGGCGGACTTCACGAGCGATTGGCAAAACTTCCGAAAAATCCGACTGTACCGAGTACGATCAATCACAAGAAAAGCCTATTGAGGATAGCTGCATATTTCGGGATTACACCCGACAAACCGTTTGATGGGAGGTTCTACTTTGAGCAATACAATAAAAAAAGACAATCGGATAAATTCTGCGCCGAAGTCAAATCCGAGCATGGTAAATACTGCGCTTGGTGCCGTAACACATCCAAAACCGGGAAGATCAAAGATAATTGCGATAATCAACACAAACACATTTCGCCGTGATAACAACTGAACAAAAACCAACAATTAATCATCGAAAGGTATTTTTTGTCGGTATGCACAATAAGCCCGGCATGAAGCCACTGGACAGTAAAACAATGTCCGGTAAAATGATTGACCTAATAATTAAGCAACTGCCTTGTCATTCGATTAAATCAAACCTGTGTGAGGTTGAGTATTTACCTAATGATAAAAAGGAAATCTGGTCTAGTAATTTAACTTGGAACTCTAAGTATGAACCAAATGAAGATGATATAATTGTCTTGCTCGGGAATTGGGTGCAGAAAAATTTCTTGCTTACAAACGCAAGGATTGTCAAGTTACCCCACCCCGCAAGTTGCATGGGTAATGTAAACAAAGAGAATTATGTCAAATCAGCTATTGAACGAATAATCAGCATAAACACAAATACCCGTGAAACTATCAGAAGTATCCAAACACCTTGACAACGACATCCAAACCACAATCAAGAATATCTGCGGCGAACTTATTGCCCAAGGCACTTACAGGGACGTATATGAATTGAAGGGAAATAAGAACTACGTGGTAAAGATTGAGCGGGACATGAGTACCGGACAGTTCTGCAACGCCTGCGAGTACCGAAATTGGTGCGACAACAGGTTTTGGGACTATCTATCACCATGGCTTTGTCCTTGTGTCAGGATCAACGAGACATCTCAAGTCCTGATCCAGAAACGGGCCAAACCGATTAAATCAATCGAGGAGCTACCTTCTCACGTCCCCTCCCTGTTTTCGGACCTGAAAATGAGTAATTTCGGGAAAATCGGGAACCGAGTGGTTATCTTGGATTACCCATGGCTCAGGCTGTTTATCCCTAGCAGGAAAATGAGAAAAGTAGATTGGACTAACAGACCATAAAAAAATCCCCGCAGGCTTACTGCGGGGATTTTCACTCCTTAATCCAAAATCAAGACTTTTTATTTTCCTCAATCTTCAATACAAGCTCCAAAGCTTCCAGGATCGACACAAGCATACCGATAGCCGGGCGCTTGGTCCCCGACTCAATCATGGATATCATTCCCTGGCTTATACCTGACCGTTCGGACAACTGCGATTGAGTCATCCCTAGAGACTTCCTGCGGTTCGCTATCGTGCCCGCAATGGCCCTGACGTTCCTACTTCCTATCACCATTTGATTCATTGGCTAAGGTGAATAGATCGGTTTGCCTAGATTTTTGCTCAAACAAAGGCAGGTCAGAGAATCCCTTGTTCATGCTTTTGGGGACCGACACCCCAACCTTTAAGGTCGGAGTGTCTTTGATGGCCTTCTCTAGGAATAGCCTGTCCAGGTTTGAAAGTTCGGTGTTCATCCTATCAATGGGTTAACGATTATCATATTGATTCCGGTGAAGATGATAAGGGCTACCATAGCCCCTATCAGAATGTATTGCAGTGTTTTCATGATTCTTTCCAAATTTTGAAGTTCAACTTACTGTAAACGGCACGATGGGCACCGGCACTATCCCCCGAAAATATCCAGCAAATCCCAGGCGCAGTGTCATTGGTCGGCTCGTATGCCTTGATTGAATCCCCGCAGGAACCTGAAAATGACCCGTGGCCGTTTTTGTTTATGTAGATGGATCCATTGCTTTTCCCAGCCTGAACCCAACCATGGGAGGCCACGGAAATACGCTCCATGCTGCCGTCCTTACGGATGATGAAGTCGCCCTCCGAAATAGCGGTCCTTGCTTCGATTGCCTTTTGGCGCTCCTCAAACAAGGCCAAATCCTTGGATGCCTTTTCAATGATCCTCTGGGATGGCTCTTTCCAAATAGGTTTGAGCCCCGAGAAGTTGTAATCAAGGCCGTAAAAATACCCGTTGCGCTCGATGAACGCTTTCAATTCCGATGTCAATTCTATTGTCGTTTCCATTGTCCTGTTGTTTCGTGGTTGGTTATTATAGCATTGATCCTAACTTTGCATTTAATTCCGCCTCCGTATCTTTTTTGAAAATACGGACGTAATCACCCTCTAGTGGACTTGGTACAGACTGCATGGATATTGGTTCGCTAACCGAACCGTCTTTGAACGCAGCTATGTAAAAATCAACTGACATTCCTTTTTTGCTTTCTTTGATTTTTTCAAGTTGAGTTTTCATAATTTCTATTGGTTAAGTGTTAATGATTTTTTGTGGTCAGTGATCTTAAAACAAGTCAGGAAGTATTGACTTCAAATCAGATATGATTGATTCAACTATTTCCTCTTCGTTGTGGTGAAAATCCAGGTCTAATTGATCTTGGCTCCAATTGAATGACACGGTTCCATCATCATCAATATCGGCAGTGGTTTCCCACTCTTCAGCCCTTGCATCAATTATTTCTTTGATTTCTTCTCTTGAAGATTCATTTTCAATGATAATTTTTTGAAGATAGTCCATTGTGTTATTTGTTTAGTTTTCCCCCTATCCGTGGGTTTGTCCTGTTATCTGATACAATATTACCATGGGTAATAATTAAATCCAAATAATTTTTAAACTTTTTTATTCCAAAAACAATGTTTATTTTTACGATATGGCAAAGTTTCAGACAATAAAGCTGCGATCAGGTGAGGAAATAAGGCTTTCCGAACGTGAAATCATGTTTTGTGAGTATTATTTAGGTGATTCGAATAGGAACGCAACCCAGGCGGCTATCAAGGCGGGATATAGTGAAAGATCGGCAAATTCAACTGCGCCCGAAATCCTAGCAAAGTCTAGCGTCCAAAAGTATCTAGCGAACAAGACAGCTCCCATACTCGAAGCCCTTGGCATTACCCAAGAGCGGATACTTAAAAGATTAGCCGATATAGCCTTCGCGGATTTAAAGGACCTTGTAAACGAAGATTGGGACCTTAAGAGCCCCGAGGAGATAGACGAGCGCCACCACGGAGCTTTGGCGCAGGTTGAGGTCGAGACGGTCAGCATCCAGGAAGGAGCCGGTACAGTGACCAAAAAGCGGTTTAAGCTCAAACAGTCGGAGAAGGCATTGCTTACGCTGGCCGAGATCAGTGGATTGATCAACCGACGGCAGGAAGCACCGCAGCAGACCACCCAGGTCAATATTTACCAGCAGATCAACGGGGAGTTGAAGGGCTAAC